TAGCATTGATCAATAATGCCCATTTTATCAGTCAAGTGTATCAGCTGTCAATCATTGAAATGTCCTTGGATTCCCCTGCAACTGATGACGTCACAGGCACTCTTTCATGACTCCCCTTTTGTGTCCTTTTCTCCAGGTTCCCTTTTTTCCCCCGAGTCCTTTTTGAGCTGAGGAATGAGGCCATTGTCCCTTCAGGCGTCTGTCCTTTTTTTTCCACGGGCCCCTTTTTTCTCCTGAGTCCTTCAAGCCTTGAAACCATATGCCATCGTATCAAATTTATTTTCACAGATGATTCGCTTGTCATCCGAACTTGACAAGGCGATTTTGTTAATTTCATCCGTTAAAAGCTCATGCCCTAGTGAACGAATAACGTTCACCTTTCGATATTCTTCTTATCCGGTAAATAACCATCGTTTGTAATCCTCAAGATGGATTGATTTTGAAACAACGGGTTTCTTGTCACCTTTGCAGCGTTGCTCCTCGTTTCCATCTTCTCATGCTTTTTGTAGGCATGCAATTTTGCTCGTAAGCCTACGAATTCTGAGATGATTTCCCCGCCACATTCATCCTTGAACATGCCGGGAACGTTTTTGTTCATTCTCAGAATTCCTGAAGAATGGTTTTGTAGAAAATTCGAGGTATCGAATTTCTCTCGAACATCCTCTGAGATGTCTTTGTAAAAATCTTCTGTTTTGACTTCATACATAAGTGAATCTGTATCAGTCATCGGAAGCCTACAATTCTCTCCGCATTTCGCTTTCATGTAATCGCAATGAAAGTCATACATGTCAGTCTTTGAGATGTTGAGAATTGACATTCCAAAGTAAACTGGTTTGTTAAAAACAAGTTAAGTTTTCTTCATATGAACGGCGACGAGATCTTCACTGAATATTGTCAACCGCTCAAAATTAGGTTTCGAAACCAACTTTTCCGCAGACTTTTCACTTGTTCTGAGTCTGACATCAACACGATTTCGAATATTTTCCATAGTTTTTCCAAATACTGAATTGTTCATCAGTTTTAAAAATCTTTTTGGAAATCGTTTGTGGCCTCCGCTCGCAATTGAGTGTTCAGCTCAATGTATGGTTTCATCCAGGCTGCTTCATGGAACGAAATTCCACGGTGGATTTTTGAAAGTTTCAAACCCATTTCAAGATATTGCTTGAGATTTTTGTGATGAAGTACGTAGTTTTTCTTATCCCAAAAAGTTGGAATCAACTTTTCAACTTTATTCACAACAACCCTCTCTGGTGCTAGTGGATATTCGTTGTGTAGATCATGAAGTTCTTTCGGATACTCAAGATCAACCTCAAGAATACGCCCTTTTCCCTCTTGGTCTGAAAATTCTTTCCGATTTTCCAGTTCATTTTCGTTCATCCACTCGAAGTTGCTAACAGGTAATGGTTGTGACATCGCCCAACCATACAGGTTGTTTGCATCCAGATATTGAATAAATTTTGATTCTTCATTCGGGTTAAAGTTTTTCAAGTGTTTATAATAAGCCTTGGAATATCGTGTTCGAATCATTGAGACTCCGCCGCGAATTCCCTTTTCAATTACCAACAACATGTTGATGTCACTCATCAGTTCAAGCTTTACACCAGTCTTTTTCAAACATGCATCCCACGCCAAACCTGGGGAGGTGTAATACCAATAAGGGTCAAGCTCAATTTTCCATGCGTACATCTCTAAAATTCTTAAACACATCCGCCAACAACGAAACATCCAACATCATGTATAATTCATGATAATCACGAAAAGTTTTCAATCCAAAATGATCCCAAACTTTTTGAGCATGCTCATAGTCTGAATCACTTATTTCAGAATCATTCAATTTTGAATAAAATGCTTCTCTTGGGGGAAATTTTGTTTCGTTCAGTTTTTCAAAACTATTAAAGCAATTGTATGGAAATACACCTTTGCTTAATAAGAGATTACGTTCATCACCGAATGTTTCTCTCGTGTGTTTTAATTGGTTTGGTTTGAGGTTGCTCAGACGTTTGTCAAGACTTGCTGGCAAGAATCTGAAGCTATCTATAAACCGAAGTTTGTATTTGAATTTTCCTTCTGCATAAATACTTTTTGAGAAACTAATGTATTTCTCTTCAGTATTTGGTATACAGTCAATATCGCCTTCTCCATCATGTTTAGATTTTTAACACACAAATGGGCGTCGTAACCAGAGAGTTTATTATGAAATTTCACAGGCACAAATTTCGGTTTCCTGAAAAGTGCGTTACATTTTTGATGAGCAGCACCTCTGTATTTCCCAGTGAAATGGCAATGATCACGGACTTTTTTTATCCTTCTCAGTAAAATGTTTTTGACAAATACAACATTGTGTTGCGTTGTCAAAGTCGATTTTATCATCCTCTGTCATTACCATTGGTTTAACTCCAGAAGACCAAACTTTTTCAATTTCATTCCGAAACATTTTTACAAATATTTCAGCCACGTTTTCATCTTTGGATTTTTTGGTGTATCGAATCGGTTCCAGTTTTTTCCCGTTGTAAACAATATTAAAACAGAATCCGGAGTGTTCATGTTGTTGGTATTGTTTATGCAGACCACGATTGGGACTCTCATCGAATGTTTATGATTTTTAAACTCGATAATTGAACCTTTTTCGAGCATCCTGATTTTCACAAAGTCATGTTTCCCACAATATTCTCGATGTTTGTTCAACACTGCTTTTGTTGTGAAAGAATTTAAACATTTCAAACAGAAAAACCTTTTTTTCTGTGTGATTTGTCATTTGACTAGTCAAAAGCCTTGAAAAATCGTTGATTAAGACGTAATGTTTATCCTCAAGCAACAGAAGATTTACTTCATGTTCTCTTTCTTCCATCTCCGAGATCCTCAGAGGATCACATAACTTTTTTCTTCCCTTCATCCTCATAACCAAGGACGTTGACAGAAATTTCAGGGTTCAGTTTCTCAAACTTGTCAATGTCCTTCAGACTCAGGGAAACTTGATTCCATCGAAAGTGAGTGTTTCCGCTTGTTCTTCCAATTCCTTTGTTATCCGTTCAGGATGAATTTTTGCAGGATTCAATGATCTTGCAACACTCCATTTGAAGCATTGTTCGTCCAAAGCATTTCGTCTAACGCAGGTTCGTCTAACGCAGGTGGGCCGCATGCGGCCCGCCGGCACTTTCAGAAACTCTTACGCATGTAGATTTTTATGAAACATTTACTATTTTCATAAAAACTCAGAATTTTATGAAAATAGTTTATGTTGCAGTTATAACTATAACTGTATAAATAGCAACGTATCGAATGTGAAATGCAAAAATTGTTTATAATATGAATATGTGGTTATTTACACACTGAAAAAATTTTCCTACTTTGTAATGAGAGTGTGCGGCCCTCGGCTGCAACATTTTCTTAAATGTGACCCTCCGTCCAAAAAGTTTGCCCACCCCTGGTCTAACGTTTCTAAACTTCGTATTGATCAACGCTTTTTTATCTGCAAGAAATTTTGGAGTCAGAACCCACGAACCACCTCTCAAAGGCATGTGCTTCGCTGTGTGAATATCAAGACTCACAATCAAGTGAAACGTCCACCCAGATCCGTTCATTTGAAAAACCGCGATATTTTCCAAAATTTGTTCAATCATTTCTGTCCGCAATTCGTCCAAGTTGGTCACCTCGAGGTTAATCTCTGATTTTGATTGAAAATTTCTCATTCCGATAACACATTGAGCATCTGCGGTTGGAAAAATTCGTTCTAGTCCTGCTTTTAAAACAAGTTTACGTTTGTCTGTGGTTTGAATTTTTCCAAGGCTTTTTGTTTGACAGCCACCAAAAACGTCTTGGGATCGAATTTTTTATTTTTTTGGTGCTTTGATAGTATGGTGTGTTGCGAAGCCCTTCAAAGCTGATCATTTACTTTCTTCGAATTAATCTCGTGGCTTTTTCTTGGTGGTTTCGAAAGCGTGAGTTGTTATGTTAATTATTGGAGGTGAAACAAATTCTGTCAACCCATTAAAACATTTCCCAATTTTTTGTATGAAGCTTTGATATGGTTTTGATTGTATTGGTTTTGGTTTTAGAGGTGAAACATATTGTGTTGGTTAAAGTGGTTGTTGGCTCATTTCCGGAATGTCATCGTCAAGCAAACTTCTTGTGGTTCCACTTCCCATTATTTCTTCATAAACCCTCCTTGGAAGAAGATTTACCAGAAGCGTCTTCAGATCTACTTTTCGAAGTTTTGAATAACCTCGAATCAGTGGCGTGCAGAGGGGCGGGGGCGAACGGGGCGACGGCCCCGGGCATCCACGACAGGGGGGCATCCAAGGAGTGAAAATTACTAAAATTTAAATGTTGTAACTAGATGATTTTTCCTCTTGTAAGGCTACAAACGCATGCTGCATTGCTGCATGGATATAATTTTTCGAAACATGTTTTGTTGTCAACACTATTTTTTCGTATTCAAATGCCAGTAATTCTCAGCTTCTTAAATACCAGGGACCTATACTGTAGGTGTGTGGTGTACACCCAAATCAAACTGATAGTGATGTGACTTGTTTCAGATTGTGGGATCAAAGGAAAATCACAAAAAGATCGAAAGATAGTCAGGGTTAAATTTACAACATTTGACACAATACATTTCTGCCATTTATTAAATGGAAGTAAAGAATATTTCATGGAATGAAAACACAACAAATAAAAGCAACCACCGTCTTTCACTCCGAAGTTTGAGAGGCTTGATTGCTGGAAAGTCAGGATGTGGAAAAACAACACTTTTGCTGAACCTTCTGCTTCAACCCAACTGGTTGGACTATTCAAAGTTGTCAGTTTTTGGCAAGTCAGAATCATTTTGATTTTCAACCAGAATACAAAATTTTGAAAAAGGGTTTGGAAGAACTATTACCGAAAGAGGTGATTATGAATTTGTTTGAAAATCAAAATGAAATACAACCAGAACAAATTTCACCAACTGTGTTGATATATGCGTTAGCTCAAAAATTGGCAAAAATCGAAAGGCTCGTTCCGACGAGCCTATTGAGTGCAATTTTTATGAATCGGCAGACGATATTCCTGACCTGAAAGAACTGTTTCCAGAGCAAAAGAATCTCATTAATGTTGATGATCTCTTGCTTCAGAAACAGAAGAAGTGTGAAGCGTATTACGTTCATGGGAGGCATTCAAATTGCGATTGTTTGTATTTGTCGCAAAACTATTTCAAATTGCCTCGTCAAATAATTCGAGAAAATGCACATTTCGTTTGTCTGTTTCGTCAAGACCAAAAGAATATTGACCATATATTGAACGACCACGTGTCTCAAGATATGACGAAAGAACAGTTCAAAAAGTTCTGCAAACACGCGTGGTCAAAATCACACAATTTTGTTGTGATTGGTTTAACCTCACCGAAGCACATTGGCAAATACAGATCTGGGTTTGATGACTTTTATATTATTTAATAAATGAACACTGAACTTCTTGAAAAAATTGAGAGAAATAATTCGCCGAAAACTTCAACTCAGATTGTGGTTTCAGACAATTCAACAAAAATAAAGACGACAACTTTTAACCCACCACTCGAGTTGGACCGCACACGAAGTACGAATTGGCTTTGGTCAATCTCGAGACATATAATTCTTTTCCGAATTTGTCTGATGAAAACAATGTTTTCAGATATTCTCCTGGTTTCATTGAAGTTGGGAGGGGTGATAGAGGGGCTGGTGAAGACGATTCGCGACAAAGACAATGGTTCGAAGTTCAAATTCCTGAAGGCAATTACGATCTCATTAACATTGTAGAAACAATAAAATTTGCAATGAAAAGGAACGGACATGACAACAAATCTATTAAAATAACAGCAAACACAAACACCTTGAAAAGTGTCTTGGAAATTTCCAACGACTTTCAATTTCAAGTGTTCTTGGATTTCGGAATCAGGTTTACGAAGAGGGTCTTCACGGGTCGGAAAGTGTTGTCAATATTTTAAGCATCAATTCAATTCTTGTGAATGTGGACGTGATTGGGAGATCTTATGTAAATGGAAGAACACAAAACACAATTTACAGTTTCTTTCCAAACGTGCCACCTGGGTATAAAATCGTTGAGAACCCGAGAAACCTTGTGTATCTCCCAATTATTTTAGACAAAATCAAAAGAATGCAAACAGTTGTCACAGACCAAAACGGAAAACAACTGAACCTTCGTGGAGAAAACCTGACAATCAGATACCATTTGAGGTAAATTTAATTGCATAATATAAATGAGTTATACAATGTGAAAGTAAACATTTCTGAAAATCAAAAAGACAAGGTAAAACATGCTGTTGATACGAAAAGTCCAGTAAGCATTCACCTTAGCTGCGAAGATTTTTGTGGCAATGATGTTCTTGCTTTGACCAATTCACAAGTGAACAGGTTGATAAAAGCCTAAGAGAATAGTAAAGGTATTACAATAAAAATGAGCAAGCGTCAGGTTGTTCACAACATAAAAACTGAGGGCGGATTTTCAGGGATGTTAGCCCCTTTAGCTGCAAAAGCTCTTCCATTTCTCGCAAAGACTGTCTTGCCAACTCTCGCAACTGGGGCACTTTCAGGTGTCGGGTCTGCTTTGGCACAAAAAACAACAAACAAGGCCATGGCAAACGGGTTGTATTTGAAAAAAGGTTCAAATATCGCAAGTGTTGAAACGGACGTTCAGGGTTTGTATTTGAAACCATACAAAGGCTTGGGGCTTGGCAGAGTTGGAAATGGACTCTGCTTGAAACAGGATTTTTGACAGTTCGGGATTGCTTCTTGGTCCAGATTCTCCTTTGAAGAACATACCAGTTCTTGGAAGGCTGCTGTTAATTTTTTAGGCATTAAATAAATGTGTGAATCAAAGGAAAAGCGAATTGAGCAAAAAGTCATGCAAGACATCAACCAGCACAAAAATCAACACAACCACCAGGCTGTTGGTGAGCAAAATAAGGGCAAACCAAAACCAATTAACCAAAAAATTTACCAGCAAAAAAATCAACTTTTGAATCAGCACACCAACTAAAATCTAGAGTAAAGTGAGCAAAAGTATTGATTTTTTACGTTTCATTAAATAAAAAATGAATGCTCATCTGTACAGACTTGAGCAAATTCATGAAATTGAAAAAGAAATTCATGAAGAAAGAATCAAACATATCCTTGTGTGATCAATTTTTGTCATGTTTGTTTAATAATTGTTCAGTTTTGTATGTTTCTTTCAAATGTTGCCTTTTTATGCAATTTCCAAGAAATCATAGGCAACCTTTCAGGGATGGTTCTTCAGGGATTTAACTTGCTTTTCGGAAGTGCCTCAATTTTTCTGAAAGTAATTGAAAAAAACTTTTCAAGAAAATTCAGAAGCATGAGAAGCAAAAAACTTTGATTGAGAAACAAATCTACTCGATTCGAAACATGGTTTCAAAGGCATTGTCAAACAATGAAATTTCTGAAGGTGAGTTTGAGAAGATTTTTTCTCAGATATCAAAATGGATTGAAACATACAGAAGTTTTGATGAGGTGAATTTGCAATTTGATAAGATCTTCCCAAGACCAGGAAGTAAATCGGAAACCCTTGTTTACAATAAATGAATATTAAAGTAGAAAATGTTGTTTTGCCAAATAAGCCTTTGAGCAACTTTGAAATCGAAGATGCAGTGAAAAAGATTGGTTTGAAAAACTTTCGCGGTGTTTTCCTGAGAGACACATTGCCAAAAAAGCTCGCAAAAATGAGTGTGCAATTATGAACCGGGATGACACTTCTGGGAGTGGGACGCACTGGGTTGCGTGGTTCAAGCGTGGAAACGGTAAATTTTATTTTGACTCATTCGGATTGTCCCCACCAACTGAATTGAACAACTATCTCAACGGTAGTGTGTTCTATCCAACTGAGCCAATTCAGCCGAGACAAGAAGTGTTTTGCAGTAATTTGTGTCTTTTTGTTCTGAAAGAGATGCCAAAAGGAAAAAGGTTGCAAGAAATAAACAATAGCTTTTGGTGATATAATAAATACCGGTCAATAAATTTGGAAGAAGTCCAAAGACAACAAGTCAAAATGTAACGAATGTGAATGGAGCTTCACATGAATATTTCAACAACAACTTTTTGTGAAAAGGCCAAACCATTGACATGACCGGTCAAAACATTTTGAATCTTAGCTCAGCGCAAGGGCCAATGGACGCAGTGAGGAAGAAGCATGTCAATGAAAAAATTTTTGAAAGAGGTGATCCGATTGATATGAATCAAAAGGCGATTAAAAACGTTTTTCCTCCAGGTGATGAAGGTGATGCGGCAAATAAATCTTATGTTGATTCAAAAAGTGTTGGTGGAAGCGATTTGAACATGAGCGGACATTCTATAAGACACACAAACCCTAGTCCAATACACAGAGATGAAGTAGTTCCGAAACAGTGGATTGAAAACATTTTTTTAAATCGTTCTAGCCCTGCGTCGACAATGGCTAGAGATTTGAATGTGGATGGCCACCAAGTCACATACTTGAAAGCACCAGAACACAATCACCATGCGACAACAAAAGGATACGCTGATACGAAACTGTTGCTTCCCGGTGGGGACATGCATTTTCATGAAATAAAAGTGGATCAATGTGCAGTTTCTGTTGTTTTATTTTTCAACCATTCCCCTTTACAACACCCTATTGCGGAATCAATTTGAGTCAACAATATCAACCACTCATCAACAGTCACTTAATCAATCGAAAAAAATTGCAATGGGGCCAACTCAGCTTTTCAACACTGAATTGCCCCCGTCCCAGTTTGATTTCACCGCAAATCTAACATAATCAAATTAGAGAACTAGTGGCTTAGCACAAATATACCCCAACAGTATCTTAACCATTGTGAACAAGCTTTTTTGCGATTACCACTAATCCTAATCTAATGAACTTCCATCAGATGAAAATCAGCTTTTTTGAAAGATTTTGATCAGTTTGTAGGCTGCCAACCTGTTGCGGTTCTGGTGAACTTTACGTTTCAAAATCCCTGCTTGATTCCAAAAAAACTTATATTACAAGTTTCATTGCCTGGAACTGCCATCATTTTCAAGCACACTTTTTGGCTGCCGTTCAGAACTGTGTGCGTGGCAAAAATACCTAGCTTTGCAACTCAAAGAAAAGACTCTGTCACGTCATAAAGGAGCGCCCTTAAAAATTATTTAAAGCTCGGCCGATGGTGCGTCACTATCACAAACCAAAGCTGAAACGTGGACGCCTACCACCATCACGAATGCAGTCAAATGTGACGAGGCACAAATAGCGGTGTTTGTGAATGCAACAAATAGCGACAGCGGTGACGATTGCTTGAAATCACGGGAAAAAAATAAACGGTTACATGGAAACGAGGAGAAACGCTGCAAAGGTGTCAAGAAACCCGTCGTTTCAAAATCAGTCCATCTTTAGGATTACAAATAATGCTTGTTCACCGGAAAAGAAGAACATCGAAAGATGAACATTGTTCGTTCACGAGGGCAAGAGCTTTTCATTGAAGAAATGAACAAAATCGCCTTGTCAAGTTTGGATGACTAGCGAATCATCTGTGAAAATAAAATTGATACGTTGGCATGTGGTTTCAAGGCTTGAAGGACTCGAGAGAAAAAAAGGGCCCGTGTGAAAAAAGGACAGAGGCCTGAGGAGGCAATGGCTTGAAGGGGCAGTGGCCTCATGCCTCAGCTCAAAAAGCACTTGGGAGAAAAAAGGGGACCCAGAAAAGGGGAGTCATGAAACAGTGCCTGTGACGTCATCAGTTGCAGGGGAATCCAAGGACATTTCAATGATTGACAGCTGATACACTTGACTGATAAAATGGGCATTATTGATCAATGCTA